TCCTCCTGTGCCTTGGTGGGCAAGTTACATTTTTTTAGTTTTCGAACTCATTTTTCCATAAGATTTCATTACTTGTGGCTTAGCTTTTTTTGACATTGGAGTCTTTTTACCAAACATCATAGCCATAACAACATCAGCTTTTCCTTTTTTTGCTTTTGATCCATACATTAGAGTGTTCCTCCTTTTTGTTGCATCATCATTTGCATAACTTCTTTTTCTTGTTCTTCAGGTGGTAATTGTTTAATTGCTTCTTGTTGTTCTGGTGGTAGTCCATCAACAAATTTAGCTAATTGTTCATAAATAAATTGTTGCTTAACATCTTGATTTTTGATGTCTTCAAGCAATGATTGTTTTTTTGTAATAAGTCCTACTGGAATTCTTTCTAAATACTGTTTGAATGTAATTCTATCCTGTTGTAGCAATCCATCTAAAGTTTCATTAGAAGCAAGTTCAGACCAATAAGAGGAAGCTCCTACTTCTATTTTTAAACGAAATTTCATCTTTTGTAAATCATCAAAGTTAAATTCTACAATTTGACGTTTACCTAAAATCTCAGCATCTATCTTTCTTGTTCCATAATATTTAGAAATGTAATCCAACCATATGTAACCCATATCTTCTAGGAATTGATACATATTTTGTTTGATACTTTCTAAAGGAACTGCTGATGCTTGTTGCACTGCAATGATAGAACGTCCTGAAGCCCTCTCTGGATTAATATCTCCAAGTAAGTTATCATTAGCGCCTAACATGTCTTTCGTGTAATTTATGGCTAAATCTATCGTTCTCATAACTTGTTCCGACATTTGTCCTGCGTTCATGTATTGAGCAACATTACCTACTGATTCGTTACCCATTCTTTCAATACCAATTGCCGCTCCAACTTGATTGTTCCAAGCTGTAATCATATTCTTGTTATAGATTACTTTTGGGAAAGCTGTGTGCATTAATGACATCATTGCCATAGCAAACATTTTATTAATAAAAATTTGGTTTGGAATGATACCTGTAACCAATGCTTGACCATGGTATGAATTCTTTCTTACATCCCAATTCATCCAAGTAACAGGATATAAACTTAATTTTGTGTCCCATTCATTGCGAATGTTTGAAAACTTTGTTATTTTTTTTGCAAAAACTTTTCCATCTTTTTTATATAATTTAAGTAGCGAGGTGGTTTTCCCCATTCCTGAAAATCTGTAATCAAGTTGTAATTGAGAACGATCACCTGATTGGTAAAAAGTTTCTTCATCACTACCTATACGCAATACATCTTCTTCAGGAAAACCATTTGCTCTTGCTTCATCTTGTAAATTAATAACAAGTTCTCTTGCTGATATAATAATATACCTTTGTTTCTGGACATCTACTTCATTTGGATCTCCAAAAAAAACATTTACGTTATCAACTGTATCTACATCTATGTCACCTTTTGAATCTTGTCCTGTATCTATTTCAGAATTCCAATAAACATAACCACAAGCATCACCACTAATTGCTGCATCCAATAACAATTGTCTTAATTTATTATTAATTTTATTTTTCTCAAACAAAGTTGCTGAATAACTAGAAAGTAATTGTGAAGCTTTTTTAATTTTTTCTTCTTCTTCAGTTGTAACTGAATCTCCAACATTTTCTGGTACAAAATGTATCGTTACATTCTGGCTTAAAATAGATGAAACGAAATAATTTATAATTCTTTTTAAAATATTAAAAACAGGAGTAGGAAGTCCATTGCTAACAACACCCATCCATTGATCCCCTGCGTAAAATCTTTCATTCTTATTTACAGTTTGATATAAATCTACTTTGTGATTATAATCTATTCCTGCTTGATATTGTTTCCATTCTTCAGTTTCTTTTCCCATGTAACCTTTAGGATTGTTTGCCATTTATTATACCCCTTTCGGAGGATTACCATCATATGTCATCAGGTTGTTAAATCCCGAAGTTACTACGTCATCTTCTTTTTCTTCTTTTTTTGTAAAAATTTTAATTTGAGGACTTTCTAAAGGCTTTATTTCTTTATTTTTAATTAAATCAATTCCATCAGTAATCCCTTTTCTATATATAATAACGGAAATAATAGGGAATACCATAATGATTGTAAAAAATAAAATATATAACATTATTTTCTCCCTTTAGAAACCATAATTAACATATGATTTATGTATGTTCATGTCTGTTAATTCGTTTACTTTTGGTTTTTCTGAATTAAATCCATGCTTAATTTGTTTTGAATCCGTTTTAGTAGCGGCAGGATTTCTCATAGAACAAAAATAACGTAACGCATCTGGGCTGTGAGTGAGTTCGTGAGGCTCGTTCGCTACATCGTTCGGTTTTTTTTCATCATGTTGTAACAAAGGTAGATTTTTGATTAGTATAGCACAATTCTTCCAAATTTTCAACCTTGTACTTTTTACATCTAATCCAGTTTGAGAATGTTTAATATCAAACACTTGTAACCATTCTTTTATATTGTACCACCCTTGCACTCTATCGTTGTTAGACTTAACTAAATATAAGCCATTCTCACTAAATACTTCAGCCGCACTCTTTCCTGTGTCTTGCCTTCTGTTCCACAAATCTGGAGGTGCATAAAATATTTTTACTTTTTCTCTAGTTAAAGAAGATATTCTTTTTGCAGCATCAGATATAATTAAATTAGATTGACAGAATTCTCTATAAATATAAGCTGATCCTTCTGTATCAATAGCAATCCAATATACCGCTAACATATCTAGTCCATAATCTATGGTTACATATTTATCCCAATGATCTGGAATATCAAACGGTTCAATGACATGGATATCTCTGTTGAATTCTTCAAAGTATTGTCCTTCAAACGCATCCCAGTCTCCATATAACATAGCTTTTTTACGTGCATCAGGTAAGTTTTCAAGGTTTTCTACGTATTCTGGATTATTCTTCATTAAGTATTCATTTTCATAAACAGTTGATTTTATGAAGTTATAATTCTCTTTTTTCTCTGTACCTGTATAAGTACAGTCTATAAACAACCTTTTCATCCAATTATGACCTATACCACCTGGATTACAGGTAAAATACATTCTTGGTGAAAACTTCTCTGACATCATACCACTTGAACGATTTGATTCTGTAAATGTTTTAAACTGTACTTCTGTAAATTGTGTAGCTTCTTCTAAGAATATAGCGTCATAAGCTTGCCCTTGATACTGAAGTACATCTGCATCTGTTGAACAGTACCCTAAAACGATTCTAGCGCCGTTTGGAAAGGTGAACTCTTTATTCATTTCAGAATAAGTTGCTACTCCCTTTAACATCTTTTGTAATGGTAATACGTGGTTTTCTCTTAATTCTTTTAAAGAACGTCTTAAGAGTAGTATTTGTATGTTTGCGTATCTACTCGCTAAAAGAACAGCTTTTGTTCTAGCCGCCCAAGACTTACCACCACCCCTTGCACCACCATATGCTGTGTATCGTGCTTTTGATTTAAAGAATTCGACTTGTCTTGGATATGGATTAATTTTTATCTCCATAGTTTCTCCTTTTTTCCAAAAAATTTTTTAGATGTGTCCATCATATCATATTTACCAATCAATAAAAAATATAGCCTTTTATAGAATGTTCACAAAGTTGTCACAATTAATTTAATTTCATTGCAGGATATCGTATATCTAGTATCGAATGTATTTAATATTTAAATAATTAAAGTAATAAAAGATAAAAACATTAAAAGATTAAAAGATTAAAAATACATGTGGGAAGGAGAGGGGGTACAGGGGGAGAGGAAACCCAATTTTAAATTATATTGTACATAAGCGCTATCTATCATATCGTCCTGATAGATTATTTATTATGGAAAAAAATGGATACTGACCAAAGTGGCTATTTGTATATCACTGTACTATATATATACATCAACTCTGGATTGGGTGACGTACCCTGTTTTGTTACTTCTGTTTACCCTTTTTCACCCTCATACCCCTTTACAACAACAATTTTATGCATAAAACTGCATAAATATTCACTTTATTTTATTAAAAAAAAATGGGGTAAATTGATCCTAATCAAAAAGATAGGTTAGGAATCACGCTGCATATTAAAATAATTCATAAAATAATTTGAATAAATATCATCTACCTATTGATTAACAGAATCAGATATGGTACATTTTACACATAGGAAGTGGCAAAAAACACAAGCTTCCACAAACATTATACAAAGTCTATACAATAAAAAGGAGAATGATAACAATGACGAGAC